TGATATGATGGATAAAAATGCTGTTAAAGAAGTTCGCAAACAACTTAAAGAACTCGAAAGAGCACAAGCTAAACTCCAGAAAGAATACGACAAAGTATCTGGCGGTAGAAAAAAAGAAGTTGTAGATGAGCTTGAAGATGAAGATATTCCTGAAAACCCAAATGATCCAATGGATCACCCAGCAATATCTGAGGATGAAGAAATATTTGCACTTAACGAATCTACACTTCGTTTCCAAAAATTAGCTGGTTTAATCACTGAAAGTGGTATCAAAAAGAAACTAAATGAAGCCAGCTTTACCGATGATATGAATGATGAACAAAAAGCCCTTTATCGGAAGGGCAGGGAGTGGATTAATAATAATAATATCATGACAAATACTGCTCACGAAGATATGTTCGAGTATTTAAAAACATTATCTGATAATCCTAGAGATCTTAGAAAAGTTGCAAAAGCTGTTGGATGGGCTATTACATACCTCCAACGCCAAGAAAGATAAAAACATATATACTACCCGACAAGAATATAGTTTAGAGAAATGGGAACCATTAGGTTCCCTTTCTTTTTAGCTACGTATATACGATGACAGATATTAAATCAATTATTAAACAAGAGTTTGTTAAATCAGCAAGCGATCCTGTCTATTTTATGAAAAAATATTGTTGGATTCAACATCCAACAAGAGGTCGCACACAATTTAACTTATACCCTTTCCAAGAAAAGGTACTAACTCTACTAAACAAGCACGATAAATCAGTTATCTTAAAATCAAGACAGCTTGGTATATCGACCCTCTCAGCGGGTATAGCTTTACATATGATGTTGTTTCAAAAGGATAAAAACGTCCTTGTAATCGCAACAAAGCAAGAAACCGCAAAAAACCTAGTAACTAAAGTACGATTTATGTATGAACAGTTACCCAGTTGGTTAAAATTACCCACAGTAGAAAATAACCGATTATCACTACGACTTAGTAATGGGTCTCAAATTAAAGCAGTATCAGCAGCAAGTGATGCTGGTAGATCAGAAGCAATTTCACTTCTAGTAATTGACGAGGCTGCATTTATTGAAGAAAACAGAATTGAAGAAATTTGGGGCTCAGCACAACAAACACTTGCTACTGGTGGTAGAGCAATTGTATTATCTACACCAAATGGTACTGGTAACTGGTTCCACCGAATGTGGGTTAAAGCACAAGATGGTACAAGCGGTTTTACACCCATCAGATTACCTTGGACTGTACACCCAGAACGAAACCAAGAATGGCGAGATAAACAAGATGACGAGTTAGGTGAAAGAATGGCAGCACAGGAATGTGACTGCGATTTTACAACCTCTGGTGATACTGTATTTCCCCCTGAGGTACTAAACCACATTGAAGTTACAATGATTAAAGACCCCTTAGAAAAAAGAGGTATGAATAGTAGTTTGTGGGTTTGGGAATACCCTGATTATACAAGACAATATATGGTTGTAGCTGATGTAGCAAGAGGTGATTCAAAAGACTATTCAGCATTTCATATTATAGACATTGAAAGTTCAACACAAGTTGCTGAATTTAAAGACCAAATACCTACAAAAGATTTTGGCCGAATATTATACAACATAGCAAACGAATATAATAAAGCATTACTTGTAATTGAAAACGCAAACATTGGCTGGGCTGCAATCCAAGAAGTAATTGATATGGGTTATGAAAACCTATATTATAGCCCTAAAGACGAAAAATTCACCCGTGATGCAGAAGCATATATCGCTAAAGGATATGATTTAATAGATAAATCTAAAATGGTACCGGGTTTTACTATGTCACTTAAAACTAGACCATTAACTATTGCTAAATTAGATGCATATATTAAAGAACAAAGTATCCAAATAAATTCAAGACGTACGTTAGATGAATTAAGAACATTCGTTTGGAAAAATGGCCGACCAGAAGCCCAAACTGGTTATAATGATGACTTAATTATGTCTATAGCTACTGCATGTTATGTGCGAGATACTGCACTTAAATTTGCTCAGCATGGGGTTGACTTAACTCGAGCTATGCTTGAAAATACAACAAAAGCAAACTACAACCCATTCTTCAGTTCAACACAAATTAATGATCCTAAAAGAGCGTATAAAATGAATGTAGGAGGAAAAGATGAAGATTTATCTTGGCTCCTAGGTTAAATATTTATACACATACTATAAATATTAAATATGGCAGATACTAGCTTATTTACACGATTAAGAAGGTTATTTTCAAATGATGTTATCATAAGAAACGTTGGAGGTAATCAACTCAAAATAATGGATACTGACCGTATCCAAAAATATGGTAACTTAGAATCAAATTCACTTTATGATAGGTTTACAAGGTTACATAGACCTGTAGGTTCGTCTTTACAATATAATCCTACACTTAATTACTCATCTATGCGCCTTCAGCTTTATAGCGATTATGAAGCGATGGATTATGATTCATTGATTGCCCCGGCACTTGATATTATTTCTGAAGAATCTACCCTTAAAAATGAATATGGGGATGTATTAACAATCAAATCTTCAAACGACAACGTAAAACGTGTATTACACAACTTATTTTACGATGTATTAAATATTGAGTTTAATTTACCTTCATGGGTTCGCCAAATGTGTAAGTATGGTGATTTTTATCTTCACCTTCAAATCTCTGAAAAGTTTGGTGTTTACAATGCTTTACCACTTTCTGTATACCAGGTAGTCAGAGAAGAAGGCATGGATCCTGAAAACCCAAGTTATGTACAGTTTGTATTAGACCCTAATGGTTTATCTCAAAGTCAGACTTATAGTGCTAGAAGAAGTGACCAAATGAAACTCGAAAATTACGAGGTTGCTCACTTTAGACTATTGTCAGATGCTAACTATCTTCCTTATGGCCGTTCATACCTTGAGCCGGCTCGTAAAGTATTTAAACAATTGATCTTGATGGAGGATGCGATGCTTATCCATAGAATTATGCGTGCACCTGAAAAGAGAATCTTCTACATGAATGTAGGAGGTATTCCACCACAAGAAATCGATCAGTTTATGGAACGCACAGTTGCTAAAATGAAAAAGACTCCATATGTGGACCAAAACACTGGTGACTATAACTTGAAATTCAATATCCAAAATATGACTGAGGATTTCTACATTCCAATTAGAGGTAATGATGCATCAACTAAGATCGAAACTACAAAAGGTCTCGATTATGACGGTACAACTGATATTGAATATTTAAAGAATCGAATGTTAGCCGCTCTTAAAATTCCAAAAGCATTTTTAGGATATGATGAAAACCTTGAAGGTAAATCAACGTTAGCTGCCATGGATATTCGTTTTGCTCGCACAATTGAGCGCCTACAAAGAACAATTGTTTCTGAATTACAAAAAATTGCACTAGTTCATTTATATACTCAAGGATTCACTGATTCGGATTTAGTAGATTTTGAATTATCTCTCACAGGCCCTTCAATTGTATTTGAACAGGAAAAAACCGAATTATATAAAGCCAAAGTTGAATTAGCTAATTCTATTGCCGATAAAAAGATTTTATCTTCTGATTTCGTATATAAAAACATTTTTAATCTTTCAGAAGAAGAAATGGATCACGAAAGAAATAGATCACTTGATGATGCTGCTCATATTTTCCGTTTAAATCAAATAGAAAATGAAGGCAATGATCCTGTGGAGTCTGGTGAATCATATGGTACACCACATGACTTAGCAAACTTATATTCAACAAAAAGAGATAAAACAATTAAGGATGTTCCTGATGGATATGATGAAAATGAACCGGGTAGACCAAAAACCAAATTAAGCGATTTTGGTACTGACAAAAGTAATTTCAGCCGTGATCCATTAGGTAAATCTGGTATGACAGCTGATGATAGTCCTAATAGAACTAATAATGTTTCTGCATTAGCTCTTGAAGAAAATAATAGAATCCTTAAAAAATTATCTTTAGGAAGAATGAAAGGCAAACAATTATTAAATGAAGAGGGTAGATCATCTATGTTAGATGAAAAAAACATAATAAAAGAATAACCCTTCAGGACTCTCTACATATTTATATAAGAATAAATCAATTCATACATGAAACCTAAGCACTCCAAGTACAAAAATACTGGGATACTATTTGAACTGTTGACAAGACAAATTACGTCGGAGACTATTTCGAATTCCCAACCAAAGGCTGTAGGTATCTTAAGAAAATTTTTCGGTAATAACTCAACTCTTGTAAAAGAGTACCAGATATATAATGCGTTACTTAATAAAAGATTTGAGAAAGAAGCAAGCGCTACTGTTCTCATTGAAACATTAATAGACGCTCACTCTAAACTTAACAAGTCTGTTTTAAGAAGAGAAAGATACAACCTAGTTAGAGAAATTAAAGAAACCTATAATATAGAGGATTTTTTTAAAGCAAAAATCCCTAATTATAAAGTATATGCTAGCGTCTATAATCTTTTAGAAAATCAAGATGCTAATCCTATGTCAATTGTAAATTCTAAAGTAGCTATTTTAGAACATATTACAAATAAAAATCTTCCAAACAAGCCCAAAAAAGAAATGGTTATGGAAGAATATGAAAAATTCGATACAGAAACCAGAGCCCTTACTTATAAATTGTTGATGGAAAAGTTCAATGAAAAATACTCTGGATTAGCAGATAACCAAAGAACCCTTCTTAAAGAATATGTTTATAATGTTTCTAATAGCCCTAAACTTAAATCTTTTATTAACAAAGAAATTGTAAGAGTAAAAGCTGAAATTGAAACACTAGCTGAAAATACTGATCAAGTTACTAAAATTAAACTTACTGAAGTTAAAAACTTGATTAAACCCCTTTGTAAAAAATCATTTGTTCATGATGATAATGTAATTAATCTTCTTAATTATTATGAGTTAGTTAACGAACTCAAATCTGCTCAATAATGAACGTAGATAAACTTAGAAATTTAATTCGTGAACTCATTAAAACCGAGTTAGAAGAGGCTAATTCACTAGGAGCTTCTGGAGCAGGTACTACAATCCAAACTGGACAAAGTGATGCTTATGCTACTCCTAAAGCTTTTTTAAAACCTTCTGACTGGAAAAAGAAAAAGAAAAAAATTAAATACGCTGAAAGTAAATAAGTTATGGCTAAAAAAATCAACGCATTTGAGTTTGGTAAAGGTGAGGTAAATATTTCTCGCCCTGGTGTGCATGCTAAAACAAGAACTAGCAATCACAAAACATCTAAACACTATAAAAAAGCCTATAGAGGACAAGGAAAATGAGCAATTTAATCGTAGATATCATCCCTTTAAAAGTTGACCGTTTATTAATTGAATCGTCAATTAAAGCTGGTGGTCCCCTCATTGTAGAGGGTATTATCCAAAGAGCTGGTGTTAAAAACCATAATGGTCGTATTTACGAAAGAGCTATCCTTGAAAGAGAAATGACCAAATATATTGATGGTCCCGTTAAGCAAAATAATGCATTGGGTGAATTAGACCACCCCGATTCATCTGTTATTAACTTAAATAACGTATCTCATAAAATTAATAAGTGTTGGTGGAATGGAAATGATGTACATGGTCAAATTGAAATCCTTCCAACCCCAGCAGGTAACATAGCTAAAGCACTATTTCAATCAGGAGTACCAGTTGGTATCTCATCTCGTGGAATGGGTTCAGTACAAGAAAATTCAGATGGTGTTTTAATGGTACAAGAAGATTTTGATCTATTATGCTTCGATCTAGTATCTACTCCATCTACACCTGGTGCTACATTAACACCTCAACAATTAAAAGAAAGTATAGAGCACCCGACAGCTGATTACACTAAAGTACACAATATTATCCGTGATATTATTTGCGATAACACAGGTATGTGTAAGTGTTAATCGCGATTTAAAAGTCCTTTAATAAAGTTGTAAACAAATACAACAATCATAATTGGCCATAAAACAATTGACCATAGGCGTTCTCCAAATGTAACGTCCATCCCATTCCATTTAATAACGTGTTCAATGCCAAACGTTACAATCAAGCCTATTAACAGGTAGTAAGTAATTAATGTAATCATAATATAGGGGTTTTATTCGGTATAAAGATAAAACCAATATTTTGGGTTTCCAAATTTTTTTTATATTTATTTCCAGTAAGCATACACTATCTTAAAATAGTGTCCCTGGATTTTAAAACAAATCCCTATTAGAGATACTAAAATCTCTATTTCCCGTATTTTTATTTACTGGAAGCCAATTAAAAAATTAAACAAATGGCTAAAGAATTATTAAAAGAGGCTATTGCCGATGCAAAAGCCGTTAGAGAAGTCGCTTTGCAAAATGCTAAAATGGCATTGGAAGAAGCGTTCGACTCTAAACTAAAAAACATGCTTTCTGCTAAATTAGCAGAAGAGCTTGAAGAAGATGTCGAACTTGAAGAGGCATTTGATATCGACCCAAACGATATTGATTGGGAAGATATAGAACCAGATGCTGAAAACAGACCTGACTATCAAGAGGGTACAATATATGGAACCTCAGATGATGGTCGTGAATGGAAAGCTCATGGTTACTACACTGAATTTGATGGTTATCAAGTTATTGGTGATTTAGAAGCAATCGAGGAAACGTCTGAAGGTATGTCTTACGAAGAGGACGATGAACTCGATGAAGAAATCAACCTTGACGAACTTATGGCTGAATTAGAATCACTTGAAGAAGGTGACGACGAAGAAGAAGAAGAAGAAGCCGTAGAAGAAGGACTCAAAGATTTTATTAAAAACGTAAAAGCAGCTGCTGGCGGTGAAGGTAAAAAAGTTGGTGACTGGGTAGCTAAGCAAAGCCCTGAAATGATTGCTAAGGCAAGAGAAGACAAGGGTGCTTACCAAGACTTAGTCGCTAAACTAAGAAAAGACCTAGGCCAAGAAGATGGTGATACTATGGCTAGAAGATTTGATGCTCTTTCTAAAATCGTTAAAGGTAAAGAACTTGGTACTTACATTTCTAAAGATGCTTCTGGTATTTTAGGTACTCGTAAAATGGAAGAAGCTGAAGAATCTGAAGAAGATACTAATGAATCGTTCGATATCGATGCTTTAATCGCTGAAATTGAAGCTGAACTCGAAGAGGGTAAAATGAAAAAAGCCGATGACGAAGAAGTAAAAGAAGCTAAGAAAAAAGACGACGAAGAAAAGGCTAAAATGGAAGAAGAACTCGCTGAGGCTCTTTCAACAGTCGCTACCCTTCAAGAAACTATTTCTGAGATGAACCTTCTCAACAGCAAACTCCTCTACTGCAACAAACTCTTCAGAGCTAACGCGTTAAATGAAGCCCAGAAAGTTAAGGTAATTGACGCCTTAGACAAAGCATCTACAACAGGTGAAGCTAAATTGGTATTTGAAACACTTCAAGAATCATTTACATTCACAGGTGTAGAAAAGAAAGCAATTAAAGAAGGTTTAGGACGTGCTTCTAAGCCTGCTGGAGTTGCTCCTAAAAAGGTTATTACGGAATCAGTAGATGACACTGTGTTAAGATTCCAAAAACTCGCAAACATTAAACTTTAAAATTAAGAAACTATGAATGTTAACTCATTATTAGAGGGCGCTTCACCGCTTCAACACCAACAAGCTGAATCAGCTAAGTTGGCTAGAAAGTGGGAAAAGTCCGGTCTCTTGGAAGGCTTAAACGGCCACGAGAGCGAAAAATCAAACATGGCTGTTCTCCTTGAGAACCAAGCTAGACAATTAATCAACGAGAGTAACTCGTTAGGTGCTTCAGGTACTGGTACTACTATTTCTGCAGGTCAGAGTGAAGCATGGGCTGGTGTTGCTCTTCCATTGGTAAGAAGAGTATTCGGTGAAATCGTTGCTAAAGACCTCGTGTCTGTTCAGCCAATGAACCTTCCTTCAGGCCTTATCTTCTACTTAGATTTCCAGTATGGTGATGCTAAAAATGGATTCGGTGCTGGTGATTCTTTGTACTCTGTAGACAGCACTACTCTTAAAGAAACCCAATTACCAGGTGTTGGTCAAAGAAGCGGTCTTTATGGTGCTGGTACTTTCGGGTATTCTATCAATGAAGTAGATTCTGCTGCACTTTACATTACTGGTGGTGCTGAAGGTGAGGCTGCTGGTCTTGACGCTGTTATTGGTGCTGCTACCGCATCTCATGGTACTTTATCTGCTGCTGATTTCTTCACTTTTATTAATGGTGATAGTGAATTCTCTGCATCTGTTGCAAACACTGCATGTGATGTAATCAGAGTTTCTCTTGATTCATTAACTGATGAAGATCTTGAAGGTGTAAGAGCATTTGAAATCCTTAGTGGTTCTACTAATGTTACTGTTTACAATCAGTTTACTAAAGTAGGTACTGATTACATTGAATTCTTAGTAGATAACACTGCTAATGCTTTTGTTAACGGTGCTAGTAACTTAGTAGTCAGATACCACAAAGGCCCAGATAACCTTAACGATAGAGGTGATTATGAAGATGGTACTTCAACAGCTCCTTCTCAAGGTGATGGTAATGTTTCAACCCTTGAAATCCCAACTATCGACGTTAAGTTGAACAGCGATACTGTTACAGCGAAAACTCGTAAGTTAAAGGCTCAATGGACACCAGAATTCGCTCAGGATTTGAATGCTTACCACAGCATTGATGCTGAAGCTGAATTGACTTCTATTCTTTCTGAGTACATTTCAATGGAAATCGATCTTGAAATCCTCGACATGTTGATCAGAAACGCTGATACTACTAACCACTGGAGTGCAAACGTAGGTGTTGAGACTTCTAGCACAGGTGTTAGAACATCTGCTGGTAGTAACGAATACTACACCAGAATGTCTTGGTTCCAAACCTTGGGCATCAAGCTTCAGTCTGTTAGCAACACTATTCACCAGAAGACTCTTCGTGGTGGCGCTAACTTCATGGTAGTTTCTCCAAAAGTAAGCACAATTTTAGAATCTATTCCTGGATTCGCTGCTGACTCTCCTGGTGATTCTAACAAGTATGCGATGGGTGTTCAGAAAATCGGTGCTATCAACTCTAGATACACTGTTTACAAGAACCCATACATGACTGAGAACGTGATCCTTATGGGATACAAAGGCAACCAGTTCCTTGAAACAGGTGCTGTATTTGCTCCATACATCCCATTGATTATGACTCCACTTGTATACGATCCAGTATCATTTACTCCACGTAAGGGAATCATGACTCGTTACGCTAAGAAGATGGTTCGCCCAGACTTCTACGGTAAGATCTTTATCCACGATCTTAACTTAGTGTAATAGAGTATCTCTATACAATTAGGAAAGGGCCGCAAATTGCGGCCCTTTTTTATATGTATAATAAACAAACGTTTTAAACCATTTAATATGGCTAAACAAAATATTGAAAAGATCCCACCAAAAGGGCCTATTCGCTTCTCAATTTCACTTTCAGAGGAACAAAAAGAAGCCAAAGAAAAAATCCTCCAAAGACCGTTTAATTTTATTATTGGAAAAGCTGGTAGTGGTAAAACATTACTAGCAGTACAAGTTGCATTAGATATGCACTTTAAACGTATGATTAATAAAATTGTTATTACTCGCCCTACTGTATCTAATGAAGACAATGGATTTTTACCAGGTTCACTTGAAGAAAAATTAGAACCTTGGTTAGTACCAATTCGTTCTAATATGCGTAAAGTATATAATAAACCAGATATTTTATCTAAAATGGAAAGTGAAGAAAAAATCGAATTAGTTTCACTTACTCACTTTCGTGGTAGAACATTTGAAGATGCCGTATGCATTATAGATGAATTCCAAAATCTTACTAAACAACAACTACAAATGTGTTTATCACGTTTAGGTAAAAACTCAACAATGATTTTTACAGGCGATAGCCAACAAATAGATTTAAAATTTAAAAACGATTCAGCTATACACGAAGTTGCAAAAGTTCAAGGTTCACAGTTTGTTAATAAAATCATCTTAAAAGAAAACCACCGCCACGAAGCATTGGACGAAATATTCGAATTACTAAAAGATTATAGTTGATTTATACTTTTCTATATTTATAATCAAACACTATAACTTATGGCAGATATCCCTATTTGGCCCGGTTCAGCATCGTTTGCCGATACAACAAATCCAACACCCTTTGGATTTTATGATACAGATACAGACTTTACCTCTTCAGCTAACCAAGTTGCAACTTGGTGTGCACAGAGGCTGGGATACCCTATAGTTGATATTGAATTACAAGCCGTAAATTTCTTTACAGCATTTGAAGAAGCTGTAACTACATATGCCCAATATGTTTATCAATATAAAATTATTGAAAATATGGGGTCTCTTGAAGGATCCCCTACTAGTAGTAACCTAAATAATCAATATGTCCAATCTAATTTAGGTAACATTATTGCTATTGCAGAACAATATGGTACTGAAGCGGGAACTGGGGGTAACATTGACTATAAAACTGGTAGTATAGCTATTAGTGCTTCACAACAAGTATATAACCTAGATGATTTATGGACAAATGTTAGTGAATCAGGGAATAATATAGAAGTAAAAAGAATTTACCACTATGCACCACCAGCGATTGTAAGATACTTTGACCCATATGCAGGTACGGGTACTGGAATTCAATCGTTAATGGAAACTTTTGGGTTTGGTAATTATTCCCCAGGTGTAAACTTTATGTTAATGCCTATTTATTACGATGCCTTAAAGATTCAAGCAATTGAATTTAATGACCAAATTCGTAAATCAGCATATAGTTTTGAATTAATTAATAATAACAAATTAAAAATATTCCCCAAACCTAGAAGGAATGAAACTTTGTATTTTGATTATGTTGTTAAAGAAGATAGAAATAGTGTTATTCGAAATACAAACAAAGGACTTGTTTCTGATATTTCAAACGTTCCTTATGCTAACATAAGTTATAGCACCATTAATACCCCAGGAAGACAATGGATTTTCCGTTATACTCTAGCAGTATCAAAAGAAATGTTATCTAATGTAAGGGGCAAATATTCCACAGTTCCTATCCCTGGTGCTGAAGTTACTACAAACGCTGAATCATTAAGAAGTGAAGCAGCAGCTGAAAAACAAGCTTTAATTGAAGAACTCAAGTTAATGCTTGATGAATCTTCAAGAAGTAAGTATATAGAACGTGAAGCTCAAATTGCTCAAAACACCCAAGATACTCTTGGTAAAGTACCTTACCCAATATATATCTACTAATGATTAAATTAAAAGACATATTATGTGAAGATATATCTTTATTTTCTGTGGATGTAATTTTAGTCACAGATAAAAATACAAATTTTACGGATGTTATTGATGGGGTAAGGGGAATTCGTAAAATAACCACAGTTAATGCCAATACACCTGAAGAGATGGAGGCTAAAAACCGTAAAAGAACTGATAATAAAGAAGTTCATACGGCAAGTATTAAATTTATTGGGGGACAAGATCCTAAACAAGATTTGGATTTTTTTAAAACCACAATGCTTCAAAGTAAAAAAGGCGACCCTAATAAAAGAATTGAAGGATTACGCCACGTTATATTCAAACCCAAATCATTAATTCGTGTATAATGCCATTATTTGGAGGAGCCAGAGACATATCGCTGTTCAGAAGTATGAATAGAGAACTGATTAATGACATTATTCAGACAGAAATAGCCTACTATAAATTAGCTTTACACGAAACAGTTGCAAATATGTATGGGGAATCTACCCAAAAATCATATTATGAACCTCTTCGCCTTGCTTGTTTAATGGATAAAAGCGATCAAGAATGGAGTAGCGATGATTTTGGGCCCGAAGTTAAACAAATTTACCAGTATAAATTTTTAAAAGCCGATTTAGTTAATATTAACTTAGTACCTGAAGTTGGTGATTTAATTTTATACGATAATGATTTTTGGGAAGTAGATACATTTGTTGAAAATCAATATTTTGTGGGTAAAAATCCTGATTATGCTATTTCAACAGATACGCAAAATTTTGGTACTTCACTTTCTATTATACTATCTACTCACTTATCAAGAGTAGAAAAATTAAACCTTATTCCCCTTAGGGGAAACAAATACCCTGTTACGAATACAGCTTTGGGTTCAACAGCAAATCCTAGATAAAGATGGCAGAAAGAATTAACCCCAATATTTTAAATTCGAACACTCTTTTAAGACGTAACTTAGAAGCAAGTGCGCCACCTGAATTTCAAGAATTATCCCTTGATACTGAAAGAGATACAGCGGGCGAAAATCGCCATTTAGAAATTAGAAGAGATCAAGATACTTTTGAAGGAACCACAATTACCCTTCAAGATATTGACGAAGCTGTAAATTACTATCTAAGTGAAGATTTAGGTTTAGCTGTAAATTCTAACGGTGAATCAATTAAAGTCCCCGTGATGTACGGGTCCCCTGAAAGATGGAAGGCCGTGCAAGCAGACGGCTATTATCGCGATAAAAACGGACGTATACAAACGCCCCTCATCATGTTTAAACGTACCTCTATTGAAAAAAGGAGGGAACTAGGAAATAAACTAGATGGTAATAAACCTAATTTATATGTTGTAGAACAAAATCGCTATAGTCCTGATAATGCATATGATGCTTTTAATATAGTAAATAAAATTAAACAACCCAAAAGAGAAGTTTATCAAGTACCAGTTCCTGATTATTTATTTGTAAACTACGAAGCTATCATATGGACAGACTTTATGTCCCAAAATAATAAATTAGTTGAAGCAATAGAATATGTTTCAGATGCTTATTGGGGTAATAAAGAAAAATATTTGTTTCAAACAAACGTAGATAGTATTACAAACGTAAATGAGTTGCAAGTTGGCGAAGACAGATTAGTCCGAGCGTCATTCAATTTTAAACTCGCCGGTTATATAATTCCAGATACTTTCAAAAGATCTACTCAAGCTCAACCCAAACAGCTTACAACATCTGAGATAGTTATTACCAGCGAGACTGTTAAAAAAATTGATGACCTCTAAGACTAAGAATGCCCTCAACTAAATTAATATATGGTGTTGGAAGAGTACCTAAACCGAGTGAATTCTCGTTAGGGGAAATTATTGTTAACGTAGACGATTCAAAAGTCTATTCAAAAAACAAAAATAACACAGTATTTGAAATTGGTGGTGGAACCACTATTATAGAAGGAGAAAGCAGCGGATTAGGTTTTACAACAGCTTCAATTTCTGCATCGGGGTTTTTTACCTCAGCTGATACTTCAAATTTAATAATTTCTGGTGGAACTGGCGTTAGTGTAACAACTGGTTCAAATAACCAAATTATTATCACTGCTACAGGAGATTCTGAAGTTACTAATGCTATATATGCAGATACTGCTTCTTATGTAGAATCTACTAATATAGATGGTATTTTATTTTCATTCATTAATGATGAACAACAAGGGGGGTTATTTTTTGATCCTCATAATATATCATCTCAAGATGAAGTTCAAGTTATTACAGTAGGTTTAACAACTTCTGATAAACCCTTATTTGCCGCTATAAGCTCAAGTGGAGATATAAGTGCAAGTGGGTATATAAGTGCTTCTGAGTTTATAGGAAACTTAACAGGAACTGCTTCTTTATCTGATAAAATTAAAACCACAGATGGTAATACGACAGATTACAATTACCCCGTATTACATGGAACTCCAGAAACTTACTCAACTGTTCTTAGAAGATATAATCTTACTTTTAATCCTGACAGTGGAGCTTTAATTACCCCAACTATAAGTGCCAGTAATTATTTAAGACTTGAACCCATTGAAAACACAACAGGAGTAGCGGGAGCTCTAATGTATTCAGCGTCAAATGAATTTTATTTAGGGTTCTCTTAAAAATCGATATTTATATATAGTAACAAGATATAGTCATGAATTTTGCACAATTAAGAAAAAAAGCAATAAAAACACCTGAAGAACCACAAACTTTAGGTTTAACTAAACAAGAATGCGCGGTTATAATGGGATTAATTGGTGAAAGCCGAATCCAAATTAAAGATTTGCAATTCTTTTACGACTTAGTATATAAACTTCAAGAATTTATTCAAGAAGAAGAAAAATAATAACATATGGCTAATTGGAAAAAAGTAATAGTCTCAGGCTCAAACGCCGAACTAAACAATATATTTGCCTCCGGCAACATTACAGGCAGTAATATAAGTTCTAGTGGGGAATTATATTTTAGTTCTAGTGAAGAAAACTTTAGTAATATTGTAGTAGTAGATATAAACACAGGTAAATTATATAGAACTGCATCAAGTGCTTTATCAGTAGATTTAGTCTTAGGGGAACCCACAGATACAACTTATAGTGATGGGTTACTCCCCTTTCAAACAGATGGCAGTACCACAATTAATGATGCTATTGATGATATTAATGAGGTATTAGCAGGATTAGCCCCTTCTCCTGCCCCTAATATGGCGGGTTTAGGAACAGTTGATAGTGGTACTGAAGTTAATGTATCTTTTGGTTCTGATAACCCCATTACAAATTATACTAATGTATTATCATCTACACTAACTTCTCCTGATTTTTCTACATTAGCTACTAATGGTAATTTTTTAAATAATAAAAATAATGATGATACCACAGATGATAGATTAGGGGCATTTAGTTCTTATACTATTATAAATGGAATATTAAACGATTATGTTACATCTGATGGTACCCCAAATGTTAACTATGGGAATAATGCATTTAATAATGGCCACACTGGTACGCTTAAATTATATGTTAATAATGATAGTACTCCTGTCCATACATTAGATTTATCAAGTGATATGGATGCTATAGCATCTGATTTAAATGGTAACTCTTCAGGTTTTACAAACCTCTCAGCAACCCAAAGTGCCCATTTCCCAGCAACAGGAAATGAATTATCAGTCTTTACTCACAGATCAGGTTCTTGGCAAGTAGGTACTGCAGACCAACAATTAGGATGGAATTATGCTAAAGTTATTCATACTGTAGGGGCTGTAGATTATACAACAAATTACGTTGAGTGGGTAGTTGATACTAATGCAGATGCTTTAAGCGTATCTAATAACACAGTAACTAACTTTAGTGGTACCTTTACTAATAGATGGATTTCGGGTGTAAAATATTTTAATTCATTTACAGCAGATTACCGCGTTACTGTAAATAATGTATATAAAAACGTTTACAGTGATAGCGATAGTGCTATTGATATGGGTAATAATAATACAGGTTTAGTTACATTTGATTCATTAACTCAAAAAGGAACTGGACTTACTCAAGCAGATTACACAACAGATAATACTGCCCCTACTCAACCATTGGCTCTATTAAACCCGGCAGTTAATAACTGCGAAACCACAGAATTACAAATTACAGGTTCATTAAAAAGTTTAACCGACAGATCATGTGTAACTACAGGTAATGCATTTACTATAGATCTTGATTCAGTTGTTCACCCACTTAAAACCAACCTAACTAACGAGGGTGCTGCTTCTTTATCAGGTTTATTATTTGATAATAGAACAGAAACATCAACTCTACAACAAGAAGATTTTGTAAGTGAATCTATAGGTAGAATTCCCGTAGGAGCATATGCTAACCAATCTGCAGTAAGCACAGCAATTGGAACATTTGATGCTACTTCAACATTAGCAAGTGATGAGTTATTAGTATTCCCTGGCATTAATACTTCCAATGCAGGTAATGGAAGGTTAGTATATCCTACCCAAGGCGTAAACAGTGGTAATTTTAGTGGTGTAAGTAATATCCCTTCAGGCTTTACTGCCAACTATTCATCAGCAACTGGTGATAGAAAATTTGTAAGAGCATTCCGTAATAATGTAGGTGCTACCTCTAATGGTTCTATTACTATAGAAGGTAGTGGTACGATTGTAGCTTCAGGTGGTTCTTTAAGTTCTACTAACATTAAAGTCAGAATCAAATTCCCTGGAACAACAGCATTCTTAGATTTAGCAACTGTCCCCGCAGATAGTGATAACTTACAATCGGACGATATGGGATGTTTAACAGGTACTTTAGTTTCTTCTTTAGACGCTACTAATAGTTTCACTACTCAAACAGCTGCCGGTGGGGGTAGTATAGCTCTTAATGACTATATAATTGTAGAAATTACAGCAGCAAGTACTTGGACAGGATTTATAGACAAAATACAAGTAGCATTCAGCTAAAACTGACATAACCAATAGCAAAATGGCAAAAAATACTAGAATATTAACTAATATAGCATTTAAAAAATTAGCTAATGCTACTATAACTAACCCAGGAAACAGTGAATTCCAGGAAACTATCAAAACTAATATCCAAATAGGTGCTAATACTATATTTGCTAACACCCCTCCAGTATCTGGTCTTCCTACAACATTATATGATACCTCAAGTGATGGTTATGTCCAGTATGTTGAATTAGATTTAGTAGCTATTGGTTCTAGTAACTATGATGCAGATACATTTTCAGGTGATAACTCAAATTATGATGATGTTGATAATGGGCAAGGAGTAATAGACCACGCTTATGCAGCCAAATTACCAGCAAATTATGAAACCCAAGATGGTTCAAACTCAGATTCTACATCACAAAACCCCAAAGCAGGTACTGGATATTTTGTAAATGGTGGGTTTTTAAGTGGTAGTGGTGGATCTGTTCAAATCGTCCCTCCATCATTCGGTCTAGGATATATCCCTGTTATAGAAGATAGTAATGGTAGTAACCCATCATTAGGTGGTGACGCCCAAGATTTTTATATTGATTATTATTCAGGCGTTGTCTTTAGACAAGATGATGACCCCAACAGTTATTACCCTGTAAAATTAAAATGTTACATTTATATTAGTGACTTTGTTACAGATGCTTTACAAAATGTAGGGGATACTGTAGATCTTCACATTAGTGCTTCTGAAGGAGGTGGATTTAGTTTTGCTAACACAGCAACAGCATCATTTGAATCTGGCTCAGCAGGCATCACAGTAACAGCAACTCCTGCAAGTAATACAATTACAATTGGTGCCTCTACTGATAATGTTACATTCAATCAAATCACAGCTTCTATAATTAACGCTGATAAAATTGAAGCTTCTGAATATATTGTAAGTAGCTCTATTACTTACATGACTCAATCTTTCTCCTCAGGTTCAACAATCTTTGGAGATACAAATAACGACACACATCAATTTACTGGTTCACTTTATGTTTTACATACAGGTAGTAATTATGGAATTACACTTACGGGTAGTGGTTTAACAATTAATAGTGGAGATGGAGCAAGCATTAGTGCTAGTGGATTTATATCAGCTAGTGATTTATACTTAACAAACACACTTACTGCATTAGATGGTGGTGTTACCGTTACTTCAAACGCTTCCGTAGAATTATATGTAGACGGTAATATAACAGCTAGTGGCAATATAAGTGCAAGTTCTTATTATTCAAACGGATATAATGCGCTTTCAGTAGCCACTGTAGGAGGCGCTACCGCTTTGTATGTTGGTCCTGATCCAAATATTGATTTTAATTTATACGGTGATGTAAGTAATACAAATCTTTCCCATATATTTACAGGCAATATCACAGCCTCAGGTAATATAAGTGCTTCTGGGTTACTTTTTGCAAGTGCCTCTGATGATGGTGGAAGTGTTGGAAGTATAGCAGTTGCCATGTATGATACTGTTAGTGGTAGATTCTATTACACAGCAAGTGAAGCATTAGGTGATACTACATTATTAGAAGCAAGTGCCTCAGCTGGTATTCGGTTTGAAGATGACAATGGTGGATTTAGTACATCCCTAACACAAACAGCTTCTTTTGCAGCTGCTGGGGGCAGTGGTCTAACAGTAGATGTAGATAGTAATGTTATAACATATACTTTAGTAGGTGTATTATCTAGCTCACAACAAATCGCAACTGACATCAGTGGAGCTATTGACGCTGCTACAGGTTCAGTTCTTTCAGATTATGGACTACTAAGTAGTTCTCAACAGATTGCAACAGATATTAGTGGGGCAATCGATGCCGCAACTGGTTCACTACTCACAGATTATGGTTTACTTAGTGGTTCAGCTCAAATTGCAACAGACATCAGTGGCGCTATTGGAGCTGCAACAGCCTCTTTAAGTGCATCTATTGTTGGTACAGCAAACGAAGTTGAAGTAGTAGGAACATTAGGTGGTAATATTACAATTGGGTTACCAGATAATGTAATAATTGCAGGTAATTTAACAGTACAAGGTACTACAACTACAATTGATACTACTAATTTACAAGTAGAAGATTCATTTATACACTTATCATCAGGTTCAGGAACAAATGGTAATGGTGGTATTATAATTGAGAGAGCAACAGATAATACTGGAACTGCCTTATTCTGGGATGAAACCAACGGTGTTTGGGCAGTTGATTTAGCAGGAGCAAGTGCTCCCGGCAACACCGCTAATGCAGATGCTAATATAGTATTTGTATCTCACTCAAGTGCTAACCCAACAGGAAATCCACTTATGGGGGCAACCGAAAATTACCGATATGGTCAAATGTACATAGCTACTACAGACAACGATGGTGACGGAAATAACATTTGGATTTACGCTTAAAAATTAACCATGGCTAAATTTACAACACAGTGGCACAGGTTTAAGACTGTAAACACTTCTCCCGTCCAGCCAGAAAGCTACAGTACTAACAACATAATTAAAATCGGAGAAGGTCAAGCTATACTATCAAATGTAACCGATACTATAATATTAGAAGATCCTACTTATATAGATAATTCAGAAACAGAATTATTATTCTCAGATGAAATCCCCAGTAACGCTATTATTACAGGTATTCAATATACTTTTTATTTAGACGCCGATAATTCAAATAATTCTCGTATTGATTTTTACCCTAGAGTAGGAACAACAGACGGAACTCAAAAATCAATTTTTGGTACTAATATATATGGGGGGGCTACTAATACTTACCCTACCAATATTAGTGATAATACAGTTGGTCTTAATTTAGATTTAGATAATGTTGATAATATACAAGCAAAATGGAATTTTGCTCTTGAACTAAGTGTTAATAATTTTTATATTAATGGTTACGATTTTGAAGATGCTAATGGTCCATCACCCGCAGTTAGGTTAGAATATGAACTTCGCCCTAAAGTAACAATTACAACTAACGGAAAACTAAGTATAACTCAGGGTAAAATGCATATTGTTTAATAGAAGTAAAAGCCCAATGGTTCATATATTTATTTTAATCTTTAAAAATTAACTATGGCAGTATTATATAAAACATCTTTCCACCGATTTAATACAATTGCTAATAGTTCAGGTGTTACTAATGCATCATCTTTAATAGGCACAGGATTAGGAACAGCTTCTCTTCTTGATACAGGAGATTATGTCAGGTTATCAGATCCAACTGTTATAGATGATAGTGGAACCACACAAACATTTTCTACGGAAATTGCTAACTCAGGACATACTAACTATACTATTAAAGGTATCCAAATCCAAACACAAATATCTAGCTCATTACTTACTTTTAATTTTGATATGCAACACAAAATCCGTCTTAATGGGAGTAGTGATGTAATAATGTCAACAGAAAACCCATTAAGTTTACAGCCTTATAATCCAAGATTATACCCTGACCCTACCCAACCCCTTAGTACCTTTACTTTAGATCTTAATACAAATAACATTGATGACCTTGAACTAACAACATATTATAGTGAACCCTCCGATCAAGGTGATTGGTTTAGTCTTAGTAATACTTTTGCTAGTGGTACCCCTACCCCTGCTATTAGAATATGGTACGAAGGATATAGTCGAATCACAGTAACAACTGGAAAACTAAGTATAACTAGTGGTAAAGTAAGTATAGGTTATTAATAAACTCTTATATGTATATATAACAAATAAAAATTAAAAGTTATGCTAAGAGTTACATTAGAACCCCAAGAAATCCAGTTTGCAATCGCTGCAATCCACCAAACTCAAATTATGGGTAAAGACGCACACGTTGTATCTAGTTTATTAAAAAAATTTGAGGAAAAACTTGCTGGGCTCCAAGAAGTTAAACAACAATAATATTTATATCCAGCTATTATTGGCCTGTAAAGGAAGTAGGCAGCAACGTTGCTGTACCTAACCGTAGTAGTGTTTTAAAGTATGCCTAATTGGAAAAAAGTCATCGTATCTGGCTCGGATGCCGTTTTAAATAACATCACTGCAACTGGTAATGTTACTATTCAAGGAGACTTAACTGCTGAAAATTATATAATTTCATCTACTACAATGTACATGACCCAGTCATTTTCTGACGGGTCAACAATTTTTGGAGATACTTTAGGTGATACACACGAATTTACAGGTTCACTTTTTCTTACTGGTACTTACTACGATGATACTCCTGTA